TGATATGAGCATCCCTCCGATAACAAGCATCTGTCCCTGTGGTGCCGGGCTGTCTATGCCCATGCTACACAGGAGAAAGAAGCTTATGCCTGTCGTTATTAAAATTTCACCTTTTTTCATGTCCTGTCCTTTTTCGTTTCCAGGCTTGACGGAGCACCGATTTGTATGTACAAAATAGGTTTACGTATGTATAGATGGAAGTTTTAGTTTAATTTACAGGAGTTAAATAGCATTTTCGGTGCTCCATCAAGCCCAGAAGTATATTATTTAATTTGTCATTTTTAAGCTTGTCCACTGAGACTGCAGATGCAGTCTATGCCTCCTCCGCAAGTCTCAATGGCACATTTTCTACTTGTTCTATTAGTTTTTGTTCCAATTTTTGCTTCTGTTCCTGTGTCAGATCGTCAAATCGATATATCTGATCATCTTCCAGAGTGTGAACGAATATTCTATATTTGAGTGCTATGGTTATCACCTCCGGTAAATACTATGCTTATACTGCATGTTCGCTTGCCTTTTTCTGCTTTCATCCCCGGGCTTGCCGGATGTATTTTCTATCAAGTCAGCATGCACTTCACTTCTGCCTTGAGTTCAATGAGGCTTGCAAAGTATGCTGCCTCTGTGAGGGCTTTTTCTCTCTTGAGCTTTTGATACTTCTCCTCGTCCCAGTCCTCTCTCGTGTTAGTACAGAAGCTGTTGTATTCTTCCTCTTTCTTGCAGTTTGTCTCATCTGCTTTATCTATCTTGGTGATGATTTTCTCAAGGCTGAGTGCTTCTTCCTTTGTCAAGTTCTTTCCTCCCTCTGTATTCTGTGTATTAAATCTTGCCTTTTTCTGCTTTCCAGTCGTATACTCTTCTTACAGGACGTTGCAGCGTCCGAGTAAATATATAAGTGAGGTATTTTTATGTCTTTAACACCTTCTGATGTCATTCAATTAATTGGTATACTTGCATCTCTCATTACAAGCGTTATTGCTATAATTATTTCTGTATTAACACTCAAACAAAACTCTAAAATGATTGATGAAACATCACGCCCTT